GAAATTAAGGTAGGATTAGATACCGCAACTGTCCTACCACCTTGGATTACCTAATATGTTTACAGGATCACTATACCCATATCAAGAGGAGTCTGTTGAGAAGATGCTCGACAGAGGTCAAGTCTTACTTGGATTGGTGATGGGTGCTGGTAAAACTGTTACAACAATAGCGGCAATAGAGTCTTTGTTTGACACAAACGAAGTAGACCGTTGTTTAGTCGTAACTCCTGCGTCACTTAAGTACCAGTGGAAACGTGAGATTGAACGTTTTACTAATTCTCGTGTAACTGTGATTGACGGTACTGTAAAAGAACGAGAGCGGTGTTGGAAGTCAGCGCTATCGGCAAAGTATGTAATTGTAAACCCTGAGTGCTTAATGCGTGACCTGGTGATGTTTAAAAAAGTTGATTGTCAGGCCATAGTGGTAGACGAAGCCACCATGCTTAAATCCCGGGTTAGCAAACGCTCAAAGCTAGTAAAGAAAATTGCAAAGCCAATGCTCTACCGGTATGCCTTAACCGGCCAACCAATTGAAAATAAACCAGAAGAGTTGTTTTCAATCATGGAGTTTGTTGACCCCAGCGTCCTCGGTGCATTTACAGACTTTGATAGAACATTTATTGTCCGAGACCATTGGGGCAAACCACTTAGGTACCGAAACCTTGCGGAACTTCACAACTCTTTGACCCACTGTATGATCAGAAAGACAAGAGAAGATATTGCTGATCAATTACCAGAGATTATTCACCAAGTGATACCTGTACCTTTTGACGAAGCTGGGGCTTCTCTGTACAGAGCTATCTCAAAAGATTTGCTTTACCATTTACAACAGGCAATGTCTAAACACGGTGGGTCTTTTAACCTGTGGAAGCATTACAACGATCCGGAGTCAAATGAAGCTCAGGGTCAAATAATGTCTAGATTAACTGTGCTAAGAATGTTATGTGATAACCCACAATTAGTAGTTAGATCCTCAGAAATCTACGCTGATCCAAAGAGGCCCGATGAGGGTAGCGCTTATGCTCATGATATATATTCTAGGGGGCTTATGTCTAAAGTTACAGCGGCTCCTAAACTTGATGCCGTAGTGGAGTACATTGAGGAAGTCCTATCAGCTGACCCTAAAAACAAGGTTGTATTATTTTCTTTCTTTAAAGAAAACTTAAGACTAATACAGCAAGCAACCTCAAAGTTAACAAACAGTGTGTTGTTTATGGGAGGAATGAGCGCTGAAGAGAAAGACAAAGCCAAGCAGCTTTTTGGTAATGACGCAAACACGCGCTTGTTTTTGTCTTCAGACGCAGGAGGATACGGAGTAGACTTACCAATGGCAAACTACCTAATATCGTATGACCTTCCTTGGAGTAGCGGCAAGTTGGAGCAAAGAGAGGCAAGAATCATTAGACTGTCCTCACAATTCCCCCACGTAACTATTGCAACTTTTGTTATGCAGGGTAGTATTGAAGAAAGACAGTATGAGATGCTCCAACAAAAACGTTCAATCAATGAAGCATTTGTTGATGGCAAGCACCATGATCATAAAGGTGGCTTTGATATAACGTTAGGAAGTCTCTCAAACTTTTTAAAGCAATCACACGTATAGGAGACCTATGGAAAAGGCTGTTGAAACTGGGCGTAAATACCCAGAGCAAGAGTTAGCTTTGATCAGCAAAGAGTACAATGATCTAAAGAGCTTGATTGATAAGTACCAAACAAGACTCGATCAACTCAAAAAGGAATTGAACCAACAAGCAGACCTCTTTGGAGATGAAGACGACAAAGGGCACAAGTGGCTTAGAGCTGGTAGTTTTCAAATAAAAAGAGAACGTAGGGTTTCTGTAAACCTTGACATTAGTGGTGCAGAAGCCTGGGCAAAAGACAACAACATATGGGACGACGTGTCCGAAGTAGTTCGTGTTCTTGATGAAGACAAACTGCTAGGAAAAGTTTGGGAAAATCCTGAGCTAAAGCCGGCGCTAGATAACTTGTATGTAAAGAAGGAAACCTGGGCATTTAAGCTTTCAGAAAGCAAAAGCTATGACGACGAATGAAATCTACACCTGGTTGAAAGACCACTCAGTAGTACACACTGAGTCTGGTGGCACTTACGATGTAGTAAAATTTAAAGAAGCAATCTCTCTGATTGAGTTCTTAATGGAAGAGCGTGATTACTGGAAGAACGCATACATGGAGGCCACTAGTGCCTCGTGACCCTCTTGATCTTTTTAATGACCTCCCCGACTTTCCTGGGAAAACCCCACCTAAAAACCGTTCTACAAAAAAGTCAGACAACAGACTTGAGGACAGATTCAATGGGGCAAAAGGTAAGGTCTTTAGGGTAGGCGGAGAAGAGCGCATGTTTTTCTCAGTAGGAGAACTTGCTAAATGTTTGAACCGTAAGCCAGTGACCATTAGGATGTGGGAACAACAAGGGTGGATACCCAAGGCCACCTATAGAACACCTACACCAAGAGGTGAACAAATTCCTGGAAAAACTTTGAAAGGTCGTAGACTTTACAGTTTGGAGCAGGTAGAGTTCTTGATGGATGCCCTAGAGCATTTCAAGATAGACGATCCCAACAAGGCCAATTGGGATGGTTTTAGAAAACACATAAAAAACAAATGGCCCAACTAACAAGAGAAAAGAGAAAAACATGTCAAGATACGATGATGACGACACAGAAATGATGGAAGAGGAAACTGCGCCCCCTCGTCGGCGCACGACCGCGGTAGAGGATGAGGACACACCAGCTCCGACTGTTGCTTCAAACTCCATCCGTAGAGGATGGGGTGCGGTTGAGCAAGCAAAGTCCGCAGACTCTCCATACGCACAACGCCTTCGCGTTAGCGAAGAGCCAATTATCATCAAGTTTCTTGAGGATGAGCCTTACGCAACATACAGACAGCATTGGGTTGAGCGCACCGGACAGAAGTCCTTTACCTGTATTGCAGACCTAGACCCAAAGGGCTGTCCCCTGTGTGACGCGGGTAGTCGACCTGCAACTAGATTTGCTTTCAACGTTGTCCTGTTGTCCCCCGACTCAGAACCAGTGTTGAAGTCCTACGAAGTAGGTCCTCGTGTCATTGACCAGCTCAAAAACTTCCACATCGACCCTCGTCAGGGTCCGTTGTCAAAGCACTTCTGGGCAGTAAGCCGTTCCGGCAAGGGGGCTACCTCAGCAACCAACCATCAGTTGGTCAAGGAACGTGACTTGGAAGAATGGAACATTGACATAATTGATGAAGCAGACTTCAAGGTTCTTCGCAAGTCGGTGTACACATCAGATATCATTCAGATACCTGCCCGTAAGGACCTGATCCAAATCGCATTGGAAGACTTGTCTGACTGAGATGGCAAACCTAACAAACGGCGTGGGGGGTCTTATGGCCCCCCACGTTGTGTCTTCAATAGAAGAGCTACATGAGATAGTCCAACACATCCAAAGTGTTGGAGCTTTTGCTTTTGACGTAGAAACACGTGGAAACGTAGAGCGCCATAGTGATGTACTTGCATGGATCGAGCAAGAGTGGAAGCAGCACGAAAGCACTTTGAAGACAACTTCTGAAGAAGTCCTAGCTAGGTCAAAAGAGGCCATCATACTAAGATGGCAAAACACTTTGGCTCTTGACCCCATGAGAAACGAAGTGTTTTGGATAGGCATAGCAACGGAAGGAAAATCATGGGCTATACCAATGGGTCATCCAAATGGAGAAATCCTTGTACCCGAAGAGCGTGGAGACGGGACAACCATACCTCCCCCTGGGTATCGCAAACTTTTAGCAAATGGCAAAGAGTCCCTAGCAAAGGCTAGGTACTACATTCCAGCGCAGTACTCAGAAGCCCCAGAGCAATTATCGCGTACTGACGTGTTTCAAGCCCTGGAACCTCTGTTCTTTAGCGACTTGGTTAAGGTGGGGCACAACATCAAGTTCGATGCTAGATCTATACGGAAGTACTACAATGATTGTCTTCCACATGGACCGTTTGTAGACACCATGATCATTCAGCATATTCTCAATGAGAACTTGCTTGAGTACAGCCTTGACAAGCTTATTGCCCATAACTTTGGTGGGTTTAATCCCTACTACATGGACGGCAAGATAGGAGCCATAATCACACAGGTTCCATTCTCCAAAGCAGTTAGGTATGTACATCTAGACGTTAAGTGGACTTGGCATTTGTACAATCTTCTTTGGCAGAAGATTCAAAACAAAGAAGAGTTACTGTCATGCCTACGTCAAGACATGGATGTAATAAGAGTTCTAATGGATATGGAAGACACAGGTATCCCCGTAGATCATAGGTCTATGGTCAAGCTTGGCAAAGAGCTAGACACACACCTAAACGAGCTTCTTCTACAAATGATGGACTACGCTCCACCCGGATTTAATCCAGATAGTCCAAAGCACAAACAACAGTTACTCTTTAGTGGCAAACGCGAGGGCGGTCTAGGTCTAAAACCAACTAAATATACTGAGAAAGGTTCAGCATCAGTTGATGAAGAAGCTCTGCGCAACCTAGAAAGCAAACACCCTGTAGTTCCATTATTGATTGACTGGGCAGAAACAAAGAAAACAAAGTCTACGTACGTAGATGGCCTCCTTACTAAATTGCACAAAGGTTCTCTGCATCCTTCTTTTCACCTACACAGAACTGCTACTGGAAGACTTTCATCTAGCAATCCAAACTTACAAAACATCCCACGAGACAGCAGCGTACGAGGGTTGTTTGTAGCCAACCCTGGCTACGTGCTTCTTGTAGCTGACTACGACCAGATTGAATTGCGAGTTATGTGCATGTTCTCAGGGGACAAGAAGATGAGTGAGTTCTTTCTTAACAACGAAGATATTCACGCTGGAGCGGCTGCTTTGATCCTAGGTAAAGATGTGTCTGAGGTCACACCAGAAGAACGACAGCTTGGTAAGGGTGTCAACTTCTTGACAGCGTATGGGGGTGGCCCACAAAAGCTTGCTAGAACTACCGGAGTAGATGTTGAGCATGCCCGTTCAGTAATCGACCAGTACTATAAGCAGTTCTCTGGGATTACAAAATGGAAAAAGAGTGTCATAGAGTCGGGGATTAAGAATGGTTATGTTGAGACCATTTCCGGCAGACGTCGGCGTTTACCAGATTTACGGTCAGACGACAACGCCCTAAAGTCTAGGGCTGAACGCCAAGCAGTCAACGCTGTAGTGCAAGGGTCTGCTGCCGACATTTGCAAAAAGGCTATGATTGATGTAAACACTCTTCTGCAAGACACTGGTGCCAAGATCCTGGTGCAGGTACATGACGAATTGGTAGCCATGGTGCCTGAAGACCTAGTAGACGAACTACAGCCAAAGTTTATTATGTCCATGGGAGATGGTAATATTATTAATGGTATTCCATTAAAAGTTTCATGCCACTCAGCCTATAATTGGTCGGAGGCGAAAGGGTAATGATGGCTTCAAGTCCAGTAGAAGAGCGCAATTTTTATCTAACCCTTTCAATCTTAGAAGGGCAAAAGCTTGCTCACGCGGCTGGGTTCTCTGTACCATCTGCTGATGTTCAGGAACATGAAATCATGGACATTATGCAAAAATGGTTTACGTTATCCCATGCTGGGGTACTAGATAGCGTAAAAGAATGCGCTAACTGGATGATCAACGTAATCAGAGATACAAATGATCTAGATGATGAAAGCTTGGCCGCAACAGAAAACATAATAACTGCATTTGGTATAGCTGCAATATCTCATCTGATTGACCAAGAGATGTTGAGCATCCTAGAACCAGAAAATTATGACCCATCATTAGTTGAAACTAATATTGTGTCCTTGCTAGGCTTTATGCTATCGTCATCTCTATCAGACGACGATGAGATAGATTTAGAGGATGGTGAAGAAGATGAGCAGTGACTGGTGGTCAAAACGTTTAAGTAGCAATCAACCCGCTACTCCTAGAGCTACAACCACGTCTATGCCACCAGTAACACCCCCTATACGCATACCCTCAGGGTTGGTTCACTCAAATCCACAACCATACAACGACACACCTGCGCCTCAACAACACAACCCCAATGAGCCCATAACCATGGGAGACGCGCTTAGACAACCTCACTTATGGGAGGGTCGTGGAGAAGCTGCTAAAAGACAAGGTAACTTAACTTGTCCAGAGTGCGGTAGCGGTAACGTGTTTATACGCACAGCAAAAGGTGGCAATACAACAATCAACGGAAACAGCCCAGCTCCACGCTGCTTTGAATGTGGTTGGAATGGGATGTACGACCAAGCCTCCCAATCTTCTTGGGGAATATAACAACAAGGAAAACAATGAAAAGTGAAACTAGTCGTGAGAGCCTTGAATCCATCATCTCTTCAATCAACAAGAAGTATGGTGAAAACGTAATAGTACAAGGCAACCAAGTAAAAGAGGAAGTGCCCCGCATTACCACGGGTGTATTGGCTTTTGACTTAATGCTTGGTGGAGGGTGGCCTATGAACCAATGGTCCGAAATCATTGGTGATGAGTCATCCGGCAAAACAGCGCTTGCCTACAAGACTATTGCAGCAAACCAAGCAGCCGACCCAGAGTGGGTAGCAATGTGGATTGCCGCTGAGGAGTTTGTCCCAGATTACGCTAAGGCCATTGGTGTTGACCTTGACCGACTGTGGGTAGTCGAAACCAATGTCATGGAACAGGTCTACGACTTAATTCTACGAGCGATGGAGAACAGGGCTGTTGACTGCATCGTCCTTGACTCTCTCCCAGCCCTCGTCCCTGGTGACGAAGCTGAGAAGATGATGGACGAATTTTCTATGGGTCTTGGGGCCAGACTTACTGGTAAGTTCTTCCGTAAAAGCAGCAAAGCTCAAAAGCGCTCATTGATCAATGACGACCGGGGATGTACTGGGTTGATCATCAATCAGTGGCGTGAAAAGATTGGTGTCATGTACGGTGACCCTAGAACCACACCAGGTGGCAAAGCTAAAAACTTCCACTACTTCGTTAGATTAGAAGTCAAGAGAGACGAATGGTTGAAGTTTAAAGACGAACCAGTTGGTCAAACCATCAAAGCTCGTACCATGAAGAACAAGACGTACAGACCACAGCAGGTTGCTGTTGTTGACTTTTATTTTGCCGACTGCCAGTCATTTAAACTTGGTGACTTTGATGTCATCAAAGACATTGTAAACATCTGTATTGCAACAGACATAATCACAAGAGCCGGTGCTTACTACAACTACAAAGACCAAAAGTGGCAAGGAAAAGATGCCCTATTGCTCGCTGTTCGAGAAGACCTAGAGTTACAATCAGAGCTCAAAGAAAAAGCAAAGGAGTACTTCCTATGATATTTGGTAGAGAAGAAAAGCAGAGCATAATGAAGGCTTCAAAGAAGCAGGAAAAGCGCTCAGCAAAAATCTACAACGGTAGTCGTAACGCTGGTTCAGGCTCTGGGTGGTTGCGTAAGAATGACGTACGCACTCACGAACTGCTTATTGAGAATAAACTCACAAACAACCTAAAGTCTTACTCAATCAAGGCCAGTGAATTAGTTGACCTAACACAGCGCGGTGTACTGGAAGATCGTCTTCCAGTCATGCAGTTTGACTTGGGTGGAAAGCATTATGTCATTCTTAATGAGGCTGACTTTCAAATGCTCATAGGAGTAGACGGGAACTGACCGTGACAGAGACCCCTTGGTACGCCAAGACTTACAAAGAATCCATTAAATCAAAAGGTCGGATACTTCCAGTAATCCAAGAACGCCTTATTGCTAGTAACCGCGAAAGAAACCAACACAGAGATACCGATCATCTACACCCATCAGAGCTTTCAAAGAAAGACTGGTGCGCCAGAGCAGCTTGGTATAAAATTAATAAGTATCCAGCCTCAGATGAGTCATATAATATGACTAGACTAAATGTATTTGAGGAGGGCCATGCGATTCATGCAAAGTGGCAAAGATGGATGCACCAAGCTGGTGTACTGGCTGGTAAGTGGGAATGCTCGTCGTGTAATGAAGTATGGTATGGGGTTTCTCCTAGCACTTGTCACCAGTGTGGTTCTCACAATGTCGTTTATAGGGAGGTACCTGTACGTGACGATGGGTTTCGCATACTCGGTCACGCGGATGGAGAGTTGGTTGATGAAGAAGGCAAAGCCCTTATTGAAATAAAGAGCGTTGGCCTAGGGACAGTTAGGTGGGATCACCCAAATCTTTACAAAGCATACTCAAGTGGAGAACTTACACTCGATGGGTTGTGGAAGAACATCAAAAAGCCCTTTGCTTCCCATGTTCGTCAAGGCCATATCTACATGCACTGTACCGGCCACGATAAGATAATCTTTATATACGAGTGGAAGCCGACTCAAGAAGTAAAAGAATTTACAGTTACCTTTCAAGAAGAGATCATGCAACCAATCCTTGACAACTGTAGTAGGGTTATTGCACACTTAGAAAGCAACACAGAACCAGAGCACCCAATTTGGGCTACAGATAGTAAATCAAACGGGTGCAAATACTGCCCATACAAAAAGGTTTGTTGGAAATGAGAGTAATACCAAAAGACGATGGCGACCCAGCACTGACTAAATTTAGGAGTAAGTTTTCACTGCCAGCAAGACCATCAGATAACCCACCAGAATTACCTGACCACCTTGATGATCTTGACGACAGCTCTCTTATGGACCTATACACTGAGTTTATGTCCTGGGTGTCCTACACTAAAGGTCAGTTAGTGCAAGCTGAGATTGATGAAGACAGAGATGGTAACCTGTGTCGCATCACAGAAGCCAAAGTGCTCATTGAGCAGTGGGGGTCAGATGTAAAAGGCGATAGAGTTACAATTGCCAAAGCTCGTAGGGATACAGACCCACGAGTAGTAGCTCAGCAAGAAAAATACCAAGTATCAAGAGCTTACCGAAAACTAGTAGAAGCAGTGTTTGAGTCATGCGAAAGAGGGGCTCAATTGCTTTCACGAGAGCTCAGTCGTAGGATAGGTCTTAACAGCAAAGAACAACGCACATCAAGATTTGGAGCATAACTATGAGTACTAGTGAATGGGTAGACAAGTCCAACGCGCGGCACGCGTCTCAGTCCGACATGTATCGTTACACCACCGAGCCGATCAACAGGGTTAACGATACTCTCAACGAGATCAAAGCTCTGTTGATTGAGATTAGGAATGTCATTAGAGATGACAAATAGAGCAAAGCAAAAAGGTACTTCGTTTGAAACATCTATCAAACGTTACTTGAACAACAACGGCTTTCTTAAAGCCTCTCGCACAGTACTCAAGGGTAGCGAAGACACCGGGGACATTAACGGTATACGCAATAATCTAGCCGAAAGAGAGCTTGCTATACAGTGTAAAAACCAACGTAAGTTAAACTTAAGCGGATGGTTAGACGCTACTGTCGAACAGGCAGCAAAACTAGGTAAAGCTCTGCCAGCCTTAGTTGTTAAACGGGCTGGTAAGGGGGAAAAAGCAATAGGTGATACCTACGTTGTGATGCGGTTAGATGACTTTGTTACTCTGCTGAAAGAGGGCGGTTACTCCTAAAATTATAAGGTTGATAACAACCTTTTAAACATACGGAGTAAACTATGTCTCAAGAACCAGTAGATGATATTGTCAAAGTATCAGGTGGTAGCAACCCACAAAGCGTTGGATCGATTGTAGCCAGGTCAGTAATCGCTGGGCAGTCTCCAAAGATGCGCGCAATAGGTGCTAGCGCGGTCAATCAGGCTGTTAAAGCCTGCGCCATTGCACGAGGATTCGTAGCACCAAGAGGTGTTGATCTGTGCTTCATTATAGGGTTTGATGATATCCCAGGTGATAACGGAGAAACCATTTCCGCTATCTCCTTTAAGCCAGTTACCCGGTAATACACTTACAAATAGCTGGTATTATATTAAGTAACACGTGTTAGCCTAACGGAGTGATCAATGGCCGAGAACCCAAAAGAAGAGACGCCTGAAGTTAGCCAGCTTTCAGCTGAGGATAGTGCTCATCTAGAAAAGCTAATAAAAGCTTCAGGAGGGTTCTACGTTGCAAAAGAGGGAAAAGCTCAACAAGTTCCAAAAACTCCTGAGTATAGAGACCTTTTTAAAGCCGCAAGCCCGGTTGTACGCGCCGTAGTAAGTGATCTAGTTAAAACTGCCAAGGACAGAGTAAAAAAAGAACTTAAGTCTGATGAAGAAAACCCAGAACGAAACAGACGTGTTGGCTCTTCAAAAACCGAGACTGTTAAAGCAGCTGCAGCGGGGCGCGTTAAGAAACTTGGAACTGCAAAAGAAAGAGCAGATGTAGTATCTGCACGTGCTGCTCGGGTTGCGGCTTTCCCAAAAACTTCAGATATTGCTGATGTAAAAGAAACTCTATCTCTTAAACAGCGTGGACAAACTAAGATAACAGACCCTGATACTGGAAAAACTGTAGTAGTACCAGACCCATCAGGTACGGTACAGCTTGAAGGTACGGGAGCCACCCCACGTATACAGGGTGGTACGTCGCAAGTTGGACCCAGAACAGTAGTTACTGGTACTGGTTCTAAAGTAGTTAGAACAAAAGAAGCCGAAAACCTACATCTGTATGTACCAGGAGAAGGTCATAAGCCCGTAGAAGGCCGCACTAACATAAGGGTAGTTCGCCCAGGTGAGGAAGGCCACTCAGGTGGGTCAGATTCACCAGAACTACATCCAGAAGACCTGGCGACATACGCAAAAACGTTTAAATCAAAAGAAGTTCGTCCGTTACTTACTGCTCCACCTGGCTCTAGAAACGCAGACAGCATGGGTAGAGTTGGCCCAGGTGGTAGAAAGCCAACTGCAAAAGACTACGTATCTCACATTCTGTATATGCAAGGATGGGGAGCAGATGCAGCAGATGATGATCTTGCTCCAAACACAATGTATGAGGCCCCAAGAGCTGACGATGAACAAGCCGCTCAGGATGTATCCGAGCAGTTAGACATTCCAACGACGCCATTTACCGAAAGCTCTTCACTGGTAGAACCAGGTGAAGCTGGTGCTATTACCTTTGGTAAGGGTGGAAAAGACATAGTAAAAGGCTCAGCAAGATCAGCTGCCGATACTGAAAGCAGAGCTCTTTCAGAACTTGGTGCTATACCTACACCAGGGCAAGGAGATGTTCCTAACCCTCTAGCAGAAGCGTCAGATCTTGAACGTAGCATGCTACAAGCAAATCAATCTTCCAAAGCTCTGTCAAGTCAGTTTGACACAACTGACTCTGCAAGGCTTTCAGCTGCAGCAAACCTTTTAATAACCCCAGAATTAAACAGAATGCGTTTGCGAGAGGGCGAAGCTGCTCGCGGAGTAGCAGAGCCTGTATATAGAGGTAACTACACAGTAAGACGAAGACCAAGTGAATCTAAGTTGGTAAAAACTCCAGTCATGGACCCCAATACCGGGCGTCAAGCTAGAGACTCAAGAGGAAAACTCGTTTGGAAAAAAGATAGGTCGGGTCAAGCTGAAACGCAGCCATTGGAAACTTCTGGTACAGGAAAAGAAGAAGTAGTACCCAGCAGGGCTAGTGTCACTGGACCATTCTCTGTTGAACCCGATGAAACTTCTCCAACACTAACTCCTTATGAAAAACAAATCGCAGAGTCGTATTTAGAGGGCATCAGCACCGCAGGTTCAAAACAAGAACAAGAAGCTGAAGCAATGCGTGCTACAAGAAGCGAGCCGTACACAGCCACTGTAACATCGCGCACTGAAACATACGACCCAGACACTGGAGAAGCTACTGTTAAAGTAGACCCATCTGGCAATCAATCGGGTTTTGGTGGGCCTTTTACTCCAACTACTAATCTTGATCCAGCTAAATACCCATGGGTTGATAAGTCAGCACAACCTTATGTTCGTACTATCCCCGGTGCTCCAATAACAAAAGACGTAGAAGATATGTCTGATGAAGAACAACAAGCTTACTTTGATAAACTTCAAGAAGCAGTAGAAGCACAAGACGAAGCACGAGGTTCTCGACAATACACCAGAAAACAAAACGGTGAATTGACTGACATTGGTTTAGATACTGATGTAGTGGCATCTGAACTTGCTCAGGGTGGAGAACTAAAAGAAGTCAAAGGATCTGAACAAGTTGTTACTGACCCAACAACAGGTAAACGTACACGTTCAGGGCAACGGCGAGTAATCCTTCGCAGAAATGCAAAGCGTCTAAAATCAGCCGATGTAAGTCTTGAAGAGATGGCAAATAACGCAACTATAAACGCAATGCGTGTTCCAAGTTACTACGTTGCCCCACAACCAGCCGGTGTGTATAGAAGTGACACCAGGATAGACCCAGCAACTGGTAACGTAAGAATACCTGCAGGCGTTTCAGAAAAACTTAAGTTCAAAGGTGGAGAAGAAGTACTAACAAACGTTGATACTGCAGATCCAAGATGGACTGACTATGACTATTCAACAAAGATGGTTGAAAAAGAATCAATTGATGAAGCTGGCAATGTCACAAAGGTGGAAACTCCTGAAGAAGGAGTAGTGCGTCGAATTGTCCCTACTGCTAAAGGCCTCAAGCCAGTAGGCCCAACAGTTGAAGAAGAGACTGCAGACAAAATTGAACAGTTTATACCAGGCTTTAAAGAAAAGGGTATACCTGGTGTAATCAGTTCGCAGCTTGTACTACCAATGTTTGCAAATATACAAAAAGATATATTAAAACGAAAGGCTGCTGGTGAAACAGGGCCGGTGCGGTTGCGTTCAGAGGCAGAACAAAGAGAATACTTGAAGTCCATTGGTGAAACCCCAATGTACACCGATGAAGAAGCAGCACAACTGGAAACCTACAGAGCTGAACAAGGAAGCCGCGATGAAGAAGACCTACGAGCAGGGGTTGAGGCTTTAGCGCAAAGAAAACCCTATGTTGAGCAAGGCCTTGCTGATCTTGCTGCAATAAAAGACATAAAATCTAAAGCTGAAGCTGACGTTATGCGGCAAATCCGTGAAGGTAGCCACCCAATGGCACTTAGAAAAGACGGAACAGTCAACCCAACGTTTATGCCTATTGACCCACTAGCACCAGGTGCTTCTCCCGAAGAGAAAAAGCGTCACAGACAAAGGACGTCTGCTCAAAAACGAGTAGTAAACCTAGCTGGACGAAAAGCGGTCCTTGAACATATTGCCAAAATTGAAGAAGGATTAGGGTTTAAAACCACTGCAAAAGGTTACGTCAGACTTGACGAATCCGGTACACCTATTCAACGAGACGACGATGGTTCAGTAGTCAACCCTGACGATGAAACCGAAATACGTGTTCGCATGTTGCGTGCTTTGCACCAACGTATAGACCCAACCGTTGCTGGTACTTCCCCAACACGCTCTGTTGCGGGAACTGACGCAGCTGGAAATCCAAAGCCAAGAAAATTCTATTATGAAATAGAAAAAGACAAGCACGGAAAAGCGGTACTGGATTCTGAAGGAAACCCAGTTATAAAAGAAACTGAAGAGAGAAACTTTCCAGAGTATGTAACAGACGAGAGTGGTAAACCAACCGTAGACGCACGTGGTAACCCAGTTCCTTTACTTGACAAAGCTGGTAATCAGGTAACCAAAAGAGCAGACGTTAAATTAACTCCGTTTGTCACAACCGCCGAACAGTTGGGCAAGGGTAAGAACAAAACTCCTGGTGTAGCAGTTAAATCAGAATTAGATATACAAGATGAAGGTGGAGTCTGGCACCCAACAGAAAACCCAACAGGAAAATACATTGTAAAAGAAGCTACTCCTGTAACAGTTGCCAAAACAAAATCAGAAAGATTAAGAGAAAAAGGCCTTGTTACTCGTTCTGGTGAAATGAAACTTGGAGATGAAGGGTTAATACATAGTGTTTTAGATAGCCTTCGCGTTCCAACGGGCGATGACGCCGGTACAACAAGACCGTTCTTGACACCAGTGCCACAAGGTGTCAGCATCAGCACCTTGAATGACCTTAATTACCGCACATCACGGTCAGAAATGGCTGGGGATATGGCCTCGGTAGAAGAAGTAACTGGGGAAACAACCCCCGCACCACGCTCCAGAGCCCTAGGTTCACAATTTGATATTCCAACAACTGGTGTTGAACCTAGGGACCCTTCTAAGATAGATATCCCAGAAAGCACAGCGGAACGAATTAAGCTTGCACAGAAACTGAAAATAAACCTTTCTATTTCTACTCCAAATATGCTTAGAACTGCTAAAGGTTCTACGCGGCAAAGTGCAGGTAAGTCAATTAAAGAGGTTATTGGCCTACCTTCAAGCACTCCCACAGAAGAACCCACAACTAACGTAGACATAGACGAAAGCGCTCCAGCGTTGGGAGCTTTGGCTCAAGCAACATCAGGTGTTGCAAGTAGTGGTGCGCTATCTGAGTTCTCACTACGTAAAACGCGTGAAGAAAACGCTGCTGCCCGTCAAGCAATGCACGCATACAATAAAGCTGACGCTGCAAGAAAAGCAGACAGATTTGGAGCAACTAACCCATATGCAGTTGCTTTCTTAAAGAATCTTCCCAGCACCACACCACATTTAAACGAAGATGGAACTCCTTTTGTACCAAAAAACTTAAGAGGAACCCTAAGCAAGCAACTAAACCTGAATGAGCAACAACCGGTTTCTCCAGAAGAGGCCGGAGCCTATGACCCCGACACCATTCAAGTTCGTGAAGATACTAGGGGTGGTAGGGTTATGTCGTGGATAAAGCCTAATGCTCCAACTCCACCCAGTACTCCTAGAACTGCTATTCCAACACTAATGCCTACAACTGCTACTCCAGTTGGAAGGCCTTACCTAGAAGGCGACGAAATCCCAACTAGCAGATTAGTCACTGCTGGACAGTACACAAGAATTGGACCTAAGAGAGCTTCTTCTGTTAACGATAGAAACAAACGCTTCTATGGGGAAGTCACCTATACAGGTGAAGGTCCAAGGTATTCAGAAATAGCAGGACCAGGTGGCCGTGGTAAACGCGGAATAACCATATCCGCTATGTCACCTGATGCTGAGTACCCCACATCTCCTAGTGGATTAAGTGTTCCATCAGTACCACCATCATCCCGGGAATCAGCGTTTCCAGGACAAGCTAGACCAGCATTGGGTCCTGTGACTCAAGCTGGAACAGGCGACCTAACTCCTGATAACATACCCTTAACACCTGCTTCGGGTCGCCGTATGCCACCTCCACCACCCAAACTATCAGGTCAGTTTGACAACACAACTATCAAAAAAGACGATCAACAATCTTGAAATAAAAGGTAAAAACCAGTAGCATATATTTAGAGGTAATAAACAATATGCGTAAGTACAGTAATGATGATTGGCGTAAACTAGCTAACTCACAGAACATAGACGACATTTTTGATGAAGTGTATGAAGAACAAGAAAAGCTAGAGTACAAACAAAGACGCAAGGAAAAAGAGAGACATGGCTGC